GGAGGAACGAATATTCCTCGTCGGAAACGGTGCGCGGCATTGCTCAACCCTAGCTGTTGTTGGTCTTGCCCGTGATCGCCGGTTGCAGCGGCACGCCGCCTTCAGGCTTCGGCACGACGGCGGGGATGGCGCCCCACTCGCTCGTCTCGGATTGCGTGTCCACTTGGAGGATGGTCCGGGGCGGCGTCTCCGGGGGCGTTGTGATCGGGGGATCGTAGCTTCGGTTCTGCGCCATGAGTGGCCTCCTATAGGGTTGACTGTCAATTGATTAGATTGACAGTCAGTCGCGGGTTGGCTTACCGCTGTTGGGGTTGGGCTGGACGCTGGCCCGGCTGTTGGCCCGGCGCTCCGCCCGGATAGTCGGGTTGCTCCGGTCGCGGACGCTGGCCCGGTCGGCCATCCGGCCACCGGGCGCCGCCGTCAACGACGATGTAATGCCAGCCATGATCGGGGATATACGCCAAGACAACGAACTTGCCCTGCACGCCCTCCGGGATTGGCGGCCAGACCGAGCCGGGAGGCGGAACGCCTTGATCCGGGTGCTCGCCGCCCGGATGGATCGGCTGGACCGGATGGTTCTCCGTCGGCGGCGGCCAAATGCCCGGAGGCGGCCTCAGGTTCGGCGGCTGCACGTCGGGCTTGTCGCCGCCGCCGCCTTCCTCGAACCCGTAATCGGGATCAACGTCGCCGTCACCCGTGCCGGGCAAGCTCTGATCCGGCCTGTCACGGCCGCCCTCGCCCCGTTTGCGAATGCGTAAAAACCCTGAAACGTATGGCATGAAGCGTCTCCCTAGTCTGTCGCGGCTCTGACAATTCCGGCCACGATCCAAGCTGTTGCAAGGCCCCACTCGACCCACGACAACGGCGGGTCGAGTGAAGTGGGGATGCGCTGGCTCAACAAGACAGGCATGAGCCAGAACATCCCCGTTAGAATTATACCAATGGGGTCAGGCGAAGGCCCGTCGAACGGCGCCATGACGCCAAGCCTCCAAGACCCATGAAGCCGACGAAGAGCATCGCCCACGTCGAAGCCTCGGGCACGACGGCGGTCGTTCCCGTCGTGTCAACGAACGTCCCCGAACCGCTGATCGCCTCGCCCGTGCCGCCCGCCTGAGTGAACGCCAGATCGAGCACGCCCGAGTTGTTGGTCGGGACGCCCGGCCCCGTCAGAACGCCGCTGCCAACGATGTCGAGCGTGTCGCCGACGAAGCTGACGTTCGTCGTCCTCACCGTGTCCGAGAACGCCCCGCTGTCCCACGAAACCGTGATCGAGGAACCGAGCGCGGTCAAGATCGGGTTGGTCATCGTGATCGTGTCGCCCGGAACCAACCCGCCAAGCGGGATCGGAACGGACGAAGCGACCCAATTTGCCACGTCGATTGACGTGGCAATCGCCAGATCGTCGCCGGGCGAACTCGTGAGCCCGTTGGCGTTGGCGGAAAAGTCCGTGTTGATGATCGTCGCCGCCGCACCCGGTGCGACGGACGCTGCCAAGACGGCGGCGGCCAATAGCAATCTATTCATCTGACACTCTCCTGCCCGAAATTGGGCGGGAAATGACTATCACGATCCCGGTAGGGGCGTCGAGGGCATGGGAGGCGGTGGCGCCCCGCCGCCCGGTGCGCCGCCCCCGCCGCCGCCCATCATCCCTTGGACGCGGCTCAAAAGTTGGTTCTGGATGGTGCGGCGCATCTGGTCGCCGAGCATGGTCTTTTGAATGCCGACGGCCGGGCCAATGCCGCCAGCGCCGCCAAGGTGTTTCGAGAGGTTCTGGATGGTTTTGTAAACGTCGCTGTGCAGCTTGTCGCCCGGCTGCAACCCCATCCCCGCTTGCTTCAGGATGTTGATCGCCTGAATGATCATGTTCATGCTGTCGGCCTGATTGCCGGGGCCGGGCGCCGAGACTTGCGGCCCCATGCGCGAGCGCGCGAACGCCGCCATGCCGGGGCCGGGAGGCCCGCCGCCTTGCGCGGGGGGAGCGCCAGTCGCCGGAGGGGGAGGCGGCGGACCGCCGCCGCCAGCGCCCGGATCGGGGCCTGCAATCGAAGGATCGTCTTGGGTCGGGTCTATCCCGTCAGGCATGTCTCAACCCCGAAGGCCGCCCCCGTGATCGAGCTTTGGGGGGCATGTTTTCGCCGGGAGCGGCCCTTGCGCTGTGTGCGGCGCTAGAGGGGACTAGCGACAACGCGGCGGGAAACTAGCCGTCAATGCGCGCCCTGTCGAGCCTTGCCCTTGGGCGACCGGCCGCCGCCCTTGCCGTCGATCCCCATGACGGACTTGATCAAATCCTCTTTCTTGCCCTCTTCGGCCGCCTTCGCCTGCGCCTTCTGACGTTGTTTCAGCCGCGCCAACAGAAGCTCCGCGCCGGGCGGATGCAGCATGTGGATCAGATCCTCGGCATCAATCGCTCCCGCTCGGGCAAGCGCGATTGCAACCTGTCTGTTATCCTCCGCAAAAGCTGGCGATGCTGAATGGCTGTCAACGGCGACTTGGAAGCCGCTAGGGAGTTGGGAAAGAAGGAACTCTTGCTTGGTGTCGGCAGTCGTGTAGACGAGCGCGTCCATCGCCTGCATGATGCGGAGCGCAAGAAACCCGACATCCGCAAGCTGGCGCTCAATTCGCGCGGCTTGATCGATAAGCCGTCCGCCAGAGGTCCGCACCAAGGTCTGAGCATGGACGCCAGCGCGCACACCCGGCTCTCCCTGTCCTGACATGATCGGGCTAAAACCACTAGCCTCATCGAACAATTTGAAAATAAACTCAAGCTCTTCCAAGTAGTTTTCGGGCGGCGGGTCCAGTAGTTTCTGCGCTTTCGCATTTGGGTTCGGGTCGTTAAGAAAACCTCCCTCGTTGACAATCTTATAGTATTGTTCCTCTGTGACCGAGGTGAACCCGCTGAATACTTGTGGAGCATTGACGTTACGATCCCACATGACCTTGATGTCGCGCAAACGCTTGGAAAGCGTGTCCTGCAACATCTGCACGCTCGCGATGATCGAGCGGCCCCAAAAATAGCCGGGCGTCTGCTGCCCTTGCACCTTGACGAACGGCGTCTTGCCCGGAACGCGGCTTAGGTTTCGTCGGGTCCGGTCGCCTTCGATGATGATTGGCTCGGCCCCGTAGATCGTTTGGATCGTCGTCCAATCCTCTGAACGATCACGGTCCTTGATCCAAACTTCACAGAGTTTGACGGTGGGAGCGAACCGCCTTTGTGGTCGCCAAGGGGTCGGAACGGGGAACACGTTGACAATCCCGGCCGCTGAGCTTGGCGCGTCTCCCACGTCTCCGAGGGGTTGGAGGCCTCCAACAACCATCTGATGGAAATATGTCGGCTCTTCCTCATCGCGGTCTGGCCCCGGATCGTCGTCAAGCTGTTTCATGATGCTCTCGTAGTCAGGATGATCCTGAAGCATCGTGCGCAGCTTGGATTTCGTCGGGTAACTGACGTGACAGATGGCCTCCTGCTCGTCAATCGATAAGGTTGTCTCCGAGAGCACGCCAAAATTCTGCGGGTGAACGTGGCCGGTCTTGAACGAGCCGCTGTCGCCGTCGGGCAGAACCTTGAGGATTTGGCAACCGTTGACGAGCGACCAAACCACGGCCTCGGCAAAGCTCACGTCGGCGTCGGTCTGCTTGAAGTCCGCCGTCAGCTTCTCGGCGACGAGCTGGCAACGCTCCAACACGTCGTCCTCTTCGGAGCTGTCGTAGCTGAGCTGGAAGCGGACATCGGTCGGCTGCATGAGATAGCCCGCGAGCTTGTCCACGAACGGGCCGATCTTGTTGTAGAGCGCCGCCCGGCTGTCCATCGAGCCCATGTAATAATATTGGGCCGCCCGCGTGTAGACCATGCCGCGCTCGGTCGCGCTCGCCATGCACTCGTCAATGATTTCCTTGATCCACAGCTCAAGGAAGCCCGGCTTGTTGGGGATGCGGAGCGCCATCTACCAAACCTTGATCGCTTTGCGCTTGCTCGCCTCGATCAAATCGGTCTGCGTCCCCTGCGCGATCCCGCGCTTGAGCATGTCCAAGCCGTCCATGCCGAACTGTCGTCGGTTTTGCTTGCCAATGCTGATCGCGGTCTCAAGCATCGCCGTGTGACCGGCCTTCTGCCAATCGCTCGGCAGGATCGAGGATGTCTGATCCTTGTACCGGACTTTAGGCGTGCCGCCTTGGCGGCGGTCGCTTTGGAAGTTCGCGACCCCGTAATCGTTCGCGATGATGCTTTCCGTGATCGCCGCCGCTTTCGACCGGACGCTCCCCCCGATCCCCGGAGGCTTGAACTCTTGGTTCATCGCCTCCCGCGTCTCGCACGCTACGCAGCTCGGCGGCGGCTCGTCCCACTGTTCCGCCGTCAGCGTCACCTCCATCCGGTGGTTGCACGCCGGGCATTGGTACGTCCGATTGATCGGCATCGTCGAGCCCCAAGTGTCGTTTGAGTTCCTTGACGGCTTCCTCAACCTTCGTGATGCGCTCTTCGGTCTGCGCCGTGCGCAGGAACATCACTCGCGCCATTCACGTCGCCTCACCCTCAGTCTCGATCAAGCGTTCCTCGGCGACTTCCAAACTTTGCAAAACCTCTTGGAAGTCGTCGGCGTCGAACTCGCCTCGCTTCTGCATCGCGACGATCATCAAGCGGACGGACGTGGCAAGCCTTTGCAACGCGTCCCTATCAGTCACTTCGTCTTTGGCCATGTCGCCGCCTTCACCGTCCACATTTGCGCGTCGAGTGTGCGGTACATCGCCTCGTTCCACAACGTCGCCCGCTCGTTATCGTCCGCGACCTTCAATTCGCCGTGGCAGATGTCAATGATTTCGGCGAACAGCCCCTTGAGCTGCGCCACCTTCGGATCGCCGCTCGGGTTGAAACTGAAGCCCACCAGCCTATGGCCGTAGCTGTCGGCGTTCTTGCGGTCATAGCCCGCCACTTCAGCCTCCGGCATCAGAACTTCTCCGCTCGCGCCTTGACGTTCGCCTTCTGGTTAATCTTGCGTATGTGCTCGGAAAAAGCAAACGAGAGCACAGTCCCGGCGTCCTGCGGCGGACGCTCGCCCTTCACGCTGTCCCACGTGAGCTTGCGCGCGATCAGCCCGGCGCGACGCCATTCCGTCCATGTGTGATGCGCGAGAACCGTCGCCGACACAAGATCGTCGTTTACTCCGGTGTCAGGCCCGGCGCCAATCCAGCCGCTCTCTTCCTCGATCACAGCCTGTAGCTCTTCGACCAAGCGGATCGAGCGGAACTCGACCCGGCGAAGCATGATGCTGTCGCGAAGCGAGCTGTAAATCATCGATTTGTTGTCTTGGTTCGTTTTCCACGCGATCACGTTGCCCGCGCCGCCCAACGTGTCGGCCCGCTTGTAGAGGAACCACCGCACCGCGCCGATCATGTTGAGGATGTTTTCTGAGCCCGGCTCGCCCTGAAGAATGCCGCGCTCGGCGAGCTGGCGGAGGTTGCGCACCTCGGGGATCACGGCCGCGCCGACGCCCGACACTTCGATGTTGGCGAGATGATCCTTGTACGCGCCGCACAGATGCGACAGCACCCAAGCGAACTGGTACGTGAGCGGGCGGTTCGATTGGAACTCGGCGACTTGCACCAGCCGGTCGGCGTAGCAGCGGAACACTTCAAGCGCGTGGTCGTTAGCGTCGCCGCCCCCGCCCCCGCTTGGATCGCCGCCGATGACGTATATGCCCTGCGGCTCGGGCGGCTCCCACACCTTCAGCATCACCTCTTCGCGCTTGGTCGTCTGCGCTATCGTTGAGCCAAGGAAGGCATCCTCGAAGCTGTATTTGTAACCCTTGTAGGGCGGCCCGCTCGTCAGGCTCTCGTTCAGCTCCAAAGTCCTTTGGGCGGGGAAGAACGATGATCCCGAGGCGATGAAGCACTCCCGCTCGTTCCACGGGTAATGCCGTAACATGTATTCCTCGGCGGAAAATTCCGCCTCCCGTCTCCACCACGCGACTTGCTCCGGT